AGAAACACCTACTGCACCTGCAATGCCTGACATGGGTCAGACAATCGGTATGGCAGGTGGTGACACAATGTCAGCAGGTGGTGAGTTTGACTTAGGTGAAGATAAAGACGAAAAAGCTGTACGGTCAAGACGTAGGAAGCGTAGAGGTCGTAGAGAACTGATTGGAGATGGTGTAGGCTTATCAGCAGGCACTTCAGATGTAGGAGTTAAAATCTAATGGGTGAATTAGGAAACTGGTTAATGGGTGACCCTGCCGGACAGATGCGTAAAGCAGCTAAGACACAGCAAGCCGCTATTGACCGACAAACAGAAGCATTAAAGAACCAACCTATCATTACAGAAGCAGCACCTACCACTGTAGAACAAACCCCTACAAAGGTAGAGATGGGTTACAATGAAGACCGAGGTCAAGCTGCTAAGAAACGTAAGACACGTAGGGATTTAGAAACACAAAATACAGGTCGTTCTTACACAGGGCTAATGTTCTAGGAGGACAAATGGATATAACAGTTAAGGATAGGTACGAGAAGTTAAAAGCTATCCGTAAGAATGTAGAAAACAGAGCAGAGAAGTATGCCAACTGGACAATACCTAACCTGTTCCCTGAAGAACATTCTCAAGATTCTGATAACATGACAAAGTTTTTAAACTCTATTGGTGCTGAAGCCTTAAACAACTTAACAAATAAGTTACTGTTAGCTTTATTCAGCCCCGGAACACCTTTCTTCCGTGTAGAGTTAACCCCTGAAGCTAAAGAAAATGCTATGCTAAGCTTAGCTTTAGAACAGGAAACTGAGTTAGATACAATACTTTCTTCTGTAGAAAAAGAATCAATGAAAGTGTTAGGTCGTAAAGGATTAAGAGCAGCAATGTTCTCTGCTATCCAACAGTTAGTGGTTACAGGTAATGCCCTTGTGTATTACCCACCTGACCCTAACACACCTATCACAGTTTATACTCTACGAGATTACGTAGTAGACCGTGACTCTTTCAACCGAGTTAAAGAAATTATTGTAGTAGACAAGAGAGTGTTCAAGACACTACCTGATGAAACTAAGCAGATGCTACTTGCAGGTAAGACTTACAAAGATGATGATGAAGTCTGCTATTACATTTGGATTCAAAAGAAAGGTGATAAATACTTCCTTGACCAATATGTAGAAGACATCCTCTTAACAGATGAAACAACTCGTGGTGTGTACCCTGAGAAAATGCTACCTTACTTCCCGTTAGGTTGGCGTTATGCTAGAGGTCACAACTATGGTACTTCTCTTGTTGAAGAGTATGCAGGTGACTTTAAAGCTTTAGAAATCCTTGTTGAATCTTTTGTTAAAGGTCTAGCTGTAGCAGCAGACTTGAAACAGTTAGTTAACCCGGGTGGTATGACAGACATTGATGACTTAGTTCAATCTTCGTTTGGTGCTTATGTGTTAGGTCGTGCTGAGGATATTACAATCCCACAGCTTAACAAAGCAGCAGATTACCAGTTGCTATACCAAGGTATCGAGATGTTCACTAAGCGTATTGCTAGAGCCTTCTTACTCTCAGGTATGGTCACGAGAGATGCAGAACGAGTCACAGCCTTTGAAGTACAACAACAAATTAATGAACTTGAAACAGCACTAGGTGGTGTGTACACTAGACTAGCTTCTGCTTTACAAGAACCATTAGCTATCTTAGCCATGAAAGAAATTGATTCTGAATTAACACCAATAAATGGTGTAGAGCCGATTATCATTACAGGTATTGACGCTATATCTCGATTCAATGAGATGTCTAATGTACAGCTATGGCTACAAGATTTAGGTATGTTAAGTCAATTACCTGAGTCTACCCTAGCAACCCTCAATGTAGTACAACTAGGTTCATACATGGGTGCTTCAAGGGGTGTAGAAGTTAACAAGTTTGTTAAGACAGAAGAAGAGATACAAGCAGAGCAAGAAGCCATGATGCAACAACAGATGGCTATGCAACAAGAGCAAGCAATGAGTGGGGCTATTGCTCAAGGAATGAATCAGTAGTAAGGAGAGACTATGGATACGCTACAACAAGAACCACAAACCGTTGAACAACCTATTGATGGACAACAGAGCGTTCAACAACCTGTGCAGGCTGAACAACCAATTCAGCAACCTGTACAACAACCTCAGCAACCTGTAGAACAACCACAACAGCAGCAAGAACACGTCTTAAAAGAAGAAGAAGACAAACCAACTGTTACGTTTGAACCTACAGGGAATGAGGTGTTTGATACGCTAGGTGCAGACCTAGCTGAAAAGGGGCTAAACCCCTCTACTTATTATCAGGAAGCAATCTCTGCTTTACAACAAGGTGGTGAACCTGAATTAAGTGAAGAGTCTTTCCAAGAGTTAGTGTCCGTTTATGGTGAACGTGTTGCTACAATGATGGAACGACAATTTGTTAGTGAGTTAAAGAACTTCAAACAAGAACGAGAAAATATCAACAATGAAGTCTATAACTCATTTGGTGGTGAGGAGTCTTTCAAATATATTGCTGAGTCTATTCTTAAAGAAAACTTAATCTCTGCAAAGGATGCAGAAAAGTTAGGTGAAATGCTCATTACACCGGGTGTTTCACAGAAGATGGCTATTAAACAAATCAAGGAATTATATATGGAAACTTCACAGTATCAGCAAAACCCCCAGCTAGTTGACCAAGGTCAGCCTGCACAACCAGTAGGTCTACAACCAATCTCAAGACGAGATTATACACAACAAAAGATGAAAGCAATGGCAGAAAAAAACTATGCCCTTGTTGAACAACTTAATAGACGTGCTGATTTAACAATGAAACAATCCCCACAATCGTGGAAATAATTTAACGTAAGGAAATATTACTATGGCATTACCAACAACTTCTGCTCACCTATCACGCCCCGGTCAAGACGGTGGTACAGGTGCTTATGACGCTTTATTTATCGAAGAGTACGGTGGACTCGTAGACTTAGCATTCCATGAAATGTCTATGATGAAATCATTTATCAACGTACGTACTGTAACTGGTACTAACACTGTTAAGAACTACCGTGTAGGTGAAACAGCATTGTCTGCTGTAACTCCGGGTGTTCGCCCTGACGCTACCCCTACTAACTTTGGTGATACCTCAGTAACAGTAGATACTGTAGTTGTTGCTCGTAACAACGTATTCTTGCTAGAAGACATTCAGAACAACTACGATGCTAAAGTAGAACTTGCTCGCACCCAAGGTGAACAGCTAGGTGAATACTTTGACGAAGCTGTTTACATCCAAGCTATGAAGGCTGCTCGTGCTACTGCACCTGCTAACCTACCGGGTTTCAAGGGTGGTACTGTTAAGACTCTAGGTACAGCAGGTGATGAACTTGATGCTGCTAAACTAGAAGCAGGTATCCTTAACATGATTCAGGCTATGGAAGAAAAGAAAGTTAAAGTACGTGGCAACCAGTTTGGTACTACAGGTTACAATGGTGTTAAACTATTTGTATCTCCTGCTCAGTATTACACCTTGTTACAATCTGACAAGCTTGTAGACTCTCAGTACAGCCCGGGCAACGGTGACTTTGCTGATGCTAAAGTGTTAAAAGTAGCAGGTATCCCAATTGCTACTACTACTTTGCTTCCACAAGAAGCTGTAGCTTCACACTTTATGTCTAATGCGTCTAACGGTAACTCATACAATGTTACTGCTGGTCAAGCTAAAGGTGTTGTACTTGGCTTTGCTCCTCGTGCATTGCTTGCAGGTGAAACTATCAGTCTAGCTTCTGATATGTGGTACTCAAAAGAAGAGAAGCAGTGGTTCATTGACAGCCACCTTGCCTTCGGTGTTGCACCTGACCGTGCTGAGATGGCTGGCATCTTAGACAAGGCTTAAAAACCAACGCTCCTCATACCTTCGGGTATCGGGGGGCTTTTTAGGAGGGCTTATGGCTCAATCAATGACTGAATTAGAAGCAGTCAATATATGTTTAAGGGCTGTAGGTGAATCACCTGTTACTACAACTAGCAGTCAAAACCCCTATGTTATTGCAGCTTCTAATATTGTAAACTCAGAAAGAAAAAACTTATTAGCGGAGGGTTGGTGGTTTAATACACAACGACAACTAACACTAACACCTGACCGTAACAAATTTATCTTTGTACCTATTAACACATTAGCAATAGACACTAATGACCGTAATGGTGCAATAGCAGTCCGTAAGGACAAACTGATTGATTTATACAACAACACATTTGAGTTTAATGAACCTATTACATTAGACTTAGTAGAAGATTTAAGTTATGAAGAACTACCATTCTCAGCAGCGAGGGCTATTGCCTACTTAAGTGCAGTAGAAATGCAACGTGCTTATGAAATGGAAGTTAACAAACTAGAGTCCTACCAACAACAAGCTTCTTTTGCCCTTATGGAGTTAAAGAAACTACACATGAGAAACAGAAACTTAAACCACTTAAACTCACCACAGTCTGTACAGATGATGGGTGCTATGTCAGTGGGCTACGGTAGAACAAACCCAAACATCATTGGAGGATAGAATGGCAGCAGTATCAGGCTCTTATGGTTCTTTGTTGCAAGGTATGTCACAACAGCCTGCACAGTCAAGAGGTGAAGGTCAGTGCGAGTTGCAAGTAAACATGGTATCTGACCCTGTATCAGACCTCAGTAAGAGACCTGCAACTCTGTTCAAAGGTGACTTCCCTAATGCAACAGCTAACACCTTCTTCCACCATTATCAACGTGGAGATGGGGAAGATTATATCTTTGCTATTGATAATGGAACAATCTCAGTTAGAGATTTAGATGGAAACATTTACCCAGTAGTAGGTAGCACTAGCTATCTCAACACAGCAAGACTACCTAAAGACAGTTTTGATGCTACTACTATTGGTGATTTAACAATCATTACAAACCAAACTAAAACCATTAGCTACACCTCA